TGTCGCGAGAAAGAGTTTATCCTTGTTCATTTTTTCGCCCCCTTCTTGGTGTTGTCTTCGCCGTAAGTGTTGATTACGGCTTCGGATATAACGGCGGTAATGCTGGACGGGACGCCCATTTCTTCGCGCCGCTTGGCTTCTTTCTTTGCCAGTTCGTGCGCCTTCGGCGTGATGCTGGTCGGTCTTAGTGATGTGTAACCCATTTGATAGGCTCCTTTTTTATTTTTCGTTTTTCCACAGGTCGTAATCGGCCCAAGATTCAAACGCTAGATAGCCACCGCAAACTTTTACAATTTTGCAGGCCCAACAGGCTCTTTTAACGGCGGTTTTGCGGCACTTACATTCAATAAATTGTTTTCTCATTTTATTAACCTCGTCTTCATGTCTATAATATACATAATTCTTTATAACTTGTCAATATATTTTTTATAAAAAATGTAAAATTTTTATAAACAAAAAATTGCCCGAAAACGGGCTAAATTTAAGGGTCATTGTCTTGCTTTTTCTCTTTTTGCCTTTTCCTGTACGCCCTCATGCGTGCGTTATAGATTTCTTTGTTATCGTCGCGCCACTTTTTCGATGCCGCGTTCCGTTCTTCGCGATGCGACCAGTAATAGTTCCGGCTAAAGTTTCGCGCCTTCTCGCGGTTGTTCCTGGCCCATTCCCTGCTTTTCGCCGTACATTCGGACTTGTGCTTCAAGTACCATTCGTGTGAATACTTGCGCTGCCTAGTCTTTCTTTCTTCGATTTCCTCGGGCGTCGGTTCGTGCCTCTCTCTCGGTTTCTTCGGTTCTTTCGCCTTTACGAGGTGTCCGCACTCCGAAAGCAAGACTTTCTTTGTTGGCGCCTTGATCGTGGCGCCCGCGATTCGTTGCCTAGCTAATTGGTAGATACTACTAGCCATGGTTCTCCTTTTCCAGCTTCTCTGCCATGACAAAGAACATGCAGCGCATGGCAACGGCCCCGACCTGTGCGAGTTCCGTGAGGCAATCGTCAAGGCGTCTTTGTTGGTACGCGTTCATGGCCTCGGCCACTTCTTCAAGAAGAATGTTCTCGGCATAGTATGGCGGCGTGTTCTCGTCGTTCTCCCGCTTTATAATGCGTTCAAGTCTAGCCCAGTCCGTCTGCTTGTTTATAAAGAGGTCGCAAAATTTCGGGTGCTTTGTGACGGCGTGCGAAAATTCATTTTCGATTAGGCGACGGATTTCGATAAATTGCTTGCTGTTCATTTTTTTTAGCCTTCCCTTTTCACGACATCTTCGTATGTTTTCACTTCTGTTATACCCATGTACTCCACATCGGGAGTGTGCCATTCGGTATCGTCCCACTTGCGGACTTGAATTGTCTTATGCACTTCGTCTTTGTCTAGACATCTAAAGTATTCGTGATAAGTATTGATATAATGAGTCGAGTCTAAAACCTCCCCGTTCCCCTGTGCCAGCCACCTAGCCAGCTCCCGGTTCGTAGCCATGCGCGGTGCTGGCTTTTCGGGGATAAAAGCAAAATGCTTCCATATACGATCGTTGTTGCTGCGAACAGGGTAGTCTGAGCGAGGGTCGTATGAGAATACAAGCACTCTGTCTTTGTTTGCGTAATCATTCCACACGATTGCTTCTTGATCAGTGTTAAAGAATGTAGGAATGTCTAATACAATCTCTTCTAGCTCTATTCCGTTGTATGTGATTTTAGCCATTGTCGGCCTCCTTTAGGTTTCGCCCGCACATCGGGCAAAAGTTGATTTTTACAAAATGCTGACATTCAAAGTTTTTCCAATACTCAATGTCAAATCCTTCTTTGGCCTTAACCATACAGCATACATCGCCTAAATCTTCAATATCGCCACACAGCGGTTTACCTTCGTCAATTTCGCCGTTGCAGTATTTGCAAGGGTTGTTGGTGAGTTCGAGTTCAGCCATCGTTTGCCTCCGTATTATCAGTTAAAATTTTATCTTCGTCTTTTTCCAGTTCTTCTTTCAATTCTTTTTCGTCCCAAATTTCCTGGTAGTATTCGCAATCCGGGGTACACTTGTACTTGTCGGACCATAGTCCGTTTGGTTCGGGGAACGGGCATTCATCGACTTCGTCTATGAGTTTGTGGCAAGCTGTGCAGCAAGTGCAATCAGGCAAGCAATAGGCAACCTCTCCGTCAATAATTACATCAACCATCACTTTACCTCCTCTTGGTTGATTCTCGCTTGTATCGGATCGCCGCTGGCAAGCCACTGCACAAGCCCTGCACTGCACTTCTCGCACAACAGCATCCATCTGTCGGCTCAAACATCACGCCCATTTTGCGGCTTGAGCGGCATTGCACTGCACTTGTTGCCGATGATTTCGGCTCCGCATCTACCACATTTCATTATTTGTCCTCCTTTAAAAATTTCTGAAAACCTCATGCGTTGTCACAAATCCACATTTTCCGCAATACATCGAAAATAATGGATAGTAATTCCTAGGCGCGGATACTCTATCGCAGTTTCCGCAACGGGTGCAACGAACTGAAATATATTGTGTCATTTCAAAGAACGCCATCACTTCGCCTCCTTGAATTTCTCGGCAAGTTCTAGCCATTTTTCCTTGTGTCTGTTCTTTTTTGACATAAGATGGTCTAGGAATTTGTTTTCGCTATAATTTTTTCGCTCAGAATACATAGTACACCATTCGTGTCTGCATATCTCTGCCATCGCCAGGCACCGCTTGTACTTGTGGTGACGAGCTGCTGTAAGTTGTTCGTCCTTGATGAGGTTTGCAGTCTGCAAGCGGCCACGGACTTCATCGTAGTCTGCTTTCAGTTCAGTAATCACCTTGTCGGCTTCGGACTTTTTATATACAAGACATTCTTCTACAAATACGAAAGTTTTATCTGCTTTCAGTTCGCTCATTTGTCCTCACTTACTATCGAGAGTGTCATTACGGAATCGTGGGTTTTCCCCGCAATCTGATTTTGCACAACAGTAGGCAGCATATTGTCTGGAATATCTGCGATGTAGGTATCTTGAATTGTAGGTAAACCATCAGATACACCGCCATACCAATGAATCGTAAATGCTAACTTCATTTGTATTCCTCCGCTTTGGATCGGCACTTTTCGTACAAGTCGTAATAACGATTCCTACGATTTAATAAGTTTTTCTTGTAATCACCATTATTACATTGATAAGCTAATCTTTGAAAGTCTCTTTGCAGTAAGGTCATTATGTAACCCCTCGCCAGCCACAACGCACGTTTCAGCCTGCGGTTCTCCATACCCGCATCCACGCTTTCTGCGTAGGCGCTCGCCTTCGCATCCTCAAGTTTCTGCTTGAGTTCTGCTATCACGGCGTCCACATCGGACTTAAGATAGCAGGTTTCTTCTTCTACGGGTTCTCCGCCTTCTTCTGGCTCCAATCCGTAAGGCCCGTCTTGTGGAAGATACACTTTCAGTTCTTTCATTTGTTTTTTACCTCTTTTCTTTCGTTTGTTAGTTCGGTCATTGACCGTTTTTGATTCTTTCCTCGCGGGCAAGCATTACCTTGAAATTAGGCACGCTCGGCGGTATAAGTCCAAGTTCAAGCGGGGCGTCTTTCGGGTAGCCCTGGGCCATCGGGAGTAAACGCCAGTATCTGCCGTAAAGATATTTTAGATAACGCTTGATCGTGCCGTCAAATTTAGCCACGGCATCCGGGTTCTGCCACTTGATAATTCTACGTTCGCCGACATTTTCTTCGGTTCTCGCATGGACGCGGCAATAGTCGAAGTACATCTTGTCGCTCACGGCGGCGCAATAGTTCTTGATGGCCTCGTTCATGTTGATTATTTTCATCGTCATGCTTTCGGGTAGCCATGCCGCGCGTGGGTCTCTCGCGACGGGTTCGGTAAAGTTTTCCGGTTCGGTTAAAGTTTCGTTAGCCATTTGTCAGTTGTCTCCTGTCGAGTGCTACGAGTTCTGCAAATTCATTTTGCGCGTATGTCTTGGCGAAGTACTTGACGGAATCGTCCCAGAGTTCGCCGTCGCAAAAAAGCGGGAGTGCGAGTTTCCACTTTCCGAAAATCGTCTTGCCAGTATCTTCGGCTATCATCCGCGCGGCCTTCGTGACATCGCCGTATGTTATCGGCGTCCGCAAGTCCTTCTCCATCTTGACATCCAGGGCCTTTAAGAACGCTGCCTTGAGCTGCCTGTTGGACACGTCGGCGCGATCCGCAATAATTGACGCCCTGACATCCATCACCTCGTCTTCCGGCGGCTGGAGCTGGAGAGCATGGAAGGAGTAAATGAGCAGTTTTTTCACGATTCCGAACCTTGCAGCCATCAGGTCTTTTTTCCATTGCGGCTGTTCGTTCCTTTTTGCGACGGCTTCGTCGATTGTCGCAAGCGCATTATTCATGTCGATATTCATACAGTAATCACTCCTATTTCAAAAGTCCGCATTTTCGCAACTGTTCTATTTGCCTTCTGCCTTCCCGTTCGGCATAAGTCTCCTTCCCCCGTTCCTTTTCGGCATCGTTCTTTTTTTGCCAGTCGGCCCAGCTTACGAGCGTTGCATAATGGTTGTTCGATGTCTTTGTGCCGTCTGCAAGCTTGCAAGACAAGGAATCAATGATATTGTTTGCCTCGTTCACGTTGCCGACATGGACGCAAAAATCGTCGTGTTGCTCCTGCGTCAAGAAGACATTTTCGAACTGCCCCCAGACAAGCTGGCCGGGCATTTTAGGCTGTGCTTGCCTTGGCAACGGTTTAGGCTCGTCAATTTTTTCTATTTCAGCATTTTTCTTGTTTTTCCGTTCCTCCCATTCTTTTTTTCGTTTATATTCGTATTCCATGCGGTCGAACGCCTCGGTATATATCGCCCTAATTCTAGGGTCAGTATCATCGAGTACACAACCGATGGACATATCATCAAAAGCCTTCTTTACCCACCGCCCAAATTCTGCATCATTTTTGAATGATGCGGCGATGCTACGAAACGACGCTATTTCTATCGAGACGTAGCCCGGAATAGTTCGCCGGCGGCGACCTGTCTTATTCGACATGAAAAAACCTCTCGCGTACAATTTCATCAAGAGCCTCGGCGCATTGCATAGCCGTGCAACCTTCTTCGGAAAGTTCCTTGAAGTTTGCCTTTATGGACATGATAAATTCGAGCCTCATGTCTCTAAAGGTTTTGCACCTGTTCAAAGTCTGCGAACAGACGCGGAAAACGCTCTTTGGCAAGAATTTTCCATTTGGCAAGTCAATGCACACCATTTCGACTACTTCTTGATAATTTCCCGTTCAAGTTTTTTGACGGCCTCGTCCACGATACGGGCCTTGCTGTCGTTTATTCCGGTCGTTTTTTCCCTATGGGCCTGGATGCGTTTGATCGCGGCGTCGGTATCGTCCCGCATTGCAAGCATTACGCTCATTGTATAAGCTCCTGTTTTTGTGGTTTGTGTTTACAATATATAAAACATTTATACTTGTTGCAATAAATTAAATGATATTTTTTTTTTACAAAGAAAGACGAAAGCAAAAGAAAGAACCAAAGAAAAAGTAAAGAAGAAAGAAAAATGTGAATGTGAATGTGAATGTGAATGTGAATGTGAATGTGAATGTGGTTTAACTCGTCAGTTCTCCGTCAGTTGACGGTCTTCTGACGGTCAGAATTAATTAAGGGTTAAATTATCATTTTCGTGGGGTCACGAAAAAGGTGCTTTTTTTTCAAGATTCCGCTTTTTGTTCCTGGTGCTCCAGGTTGGAATAGTCGCCGTTTTGCATGGCGTGCGCCATAAATGCGTTTTTGCGTTCAGTCAAGCAAACACACGACCGGAACGAAAAACGCCTTAAATGCGCGTTTCTGTGCAAAAGAAAACATGACGTTTATGCGAATACGTGCATAATTCAGCATGAAACAACAAGAAAGCCCCTTGCGGGGCTGTTGATATGTTGTCGATTTTGTGGATTTATGCTAGAGCGTGACCGTTACCGTGGTGCCTCGCAAAACCGCGGCAAGCATTGTTCTGTCGTAAAAACGGCCATTGATTTCTACGAGGCTGTACCACTTTTTGTAGTGTTCAAGCATCTCCGGGTCGTTTTTGATGCTCCTGGGGAGCTTGATTTCGCTACAATTAACGACTTTTCCCTTCTTGTCATATTCCAGCTTGTCGGTGTCGATCTTGAAAATCTTGTCTTTGCCGATCGGAGTTTCGATAATCATTTGCTTTACCTCGTTTGTTTTAAAAATTTTGCGGGTTTTGGTTAGCGGTGTCCGAGGCAACGGACGAACTCATAGTGCATCACCTTTTCCGGGTCGCAATAGATGCGCTTGAAGTAATCCACAGCCTTTTCTTCCGAGGAAGCCGGAATACCCATGCGGTTCGTAGCTGCCATGGCTGCGATGCCGTACACCTTATATTCGATAATCCAGGTGTTGTTGCGTGCGATGCGTTCTGCGTTGACCATTGTGAGCCTCCTTGGCGGTTGTGGTTTCGTTTTCTTTATGTACATAATATACATAATTTATTTAACTTTGTCAAGCCAAAAATTGAAGAAAAATGATATTTTTTGCTTACGAAAAAGCCCGCCCTCGGTGGGCGGGTCTCGTTTGGTCGTTGGCTGTCTTTAGGCGGCTTTCTTTGCTGGTAAAATCTCCCATCTTTCGTAGAACCCCACATCGAAATAGTCAACCATGCTTTCGCTCTTGTCGTAGTTGAACGAACTGATGATTTTCGTCATGGCTTCCCAGCGATCCCAGAATTGAGCCGTGAACATCTGGGCTTCCCTGCGTTCCAGGCTCCAGCCGTGGCAAATGGCGAACGGGTAGCCTTCCGTATATTGGGCGTACTTGTTGGATGCCCAAAGTTCAAGGGCGCGTTCCTGTTTCTCGCCAGACCACTTGAAAAACTCGCCGGATTGAACCGTTGGGCCGTTCGTCTGGTCGGGATCGACCACCCATGATGCACGAAGATAGTGGTTTTCGTTGAGGTTCATGAGGTCGCCCTTGCAGTCTTCGAACGTGCGAACATCGCCGGGGAGAAGGCGGAACTTTACCGTCACTTTCGGCGTGTAGCCAGACCACTTCGTCGAAATTGTGACGCCCTTCACCTTGCAGGCCTTCATGATTTCGCGGATTTTCGGGGCCAGCTCGTCGTATTTCGTGTGGCTGTTGCTTCCTTCGTAGCCTCGACCGCCAAGATAGGCTTCGACTTCTTTCGTGTAGCAGGTGTTCAGGATTTCGTTTTTCATTTTGTACCTCTTTTGTTTTTGTTTACGGTATAAATATACATAATTTATGTATGTTGTGCAAGAGCAGAGGCGAAAATTTTTGATATTTTTTACTTACGTTTTGTTCGCCGTTTTACTTTTTGTTGGCTTTTTCGTTACAAAAAAGTTATATTTTTAATACAAAATTATCTCACAGGATGAAAAATTATATGAAAAATGTAACAAAAAATAAACCTTGCCGATCGCTTGGTTTCGCTAGAATTTTGGAGGCGGCATGAAAATTGCTAAAAAAAGACCGTCTCCTACCGCAAAATCTCTGGCGAACTTGAAGCCCATCAAGACAAGCGAAGAAGCGAGGCGGCGCGGTGCCCTCGGCAACAAGGCGAAGAAAGAGCTCAAGGACAGAAAGAAGCTGTTGCTCGACGATATACGCGAAGTAGTGACCGCCGAAATCGCAGTGCCGAAGGCCCTCTATGATTCGCTTAAGGAGCTGAACGTACCTATCCAGCGCAAGGACACCATCGACAAGGTGGTGTTTTATCGTGCTTTGTTACGGGCCATCAAGGAAGGAAACGCCGACCAGCTTTTGAAAATTGCGGAATTTGCGGGCATGAGGTTCACCGAAGAAGAAACGCAGACATCGACCATGACGCCGGACACCGAACTCATGCTTTCCACCCTGTTTGCCCAGGGTCGCAAGGTCGAGCCTAAACAGCCCGAATCGGTCGCGCCCGCCGAAGCCGCTAACGGTGCAGACGGTGCCGCAAAGACAGAAGGCGCAAGCGGAACGAACGCCGCCGAGCCTTCCATTACCGTTTTTTCAGGTCTAGGGTAAAGGGCGGGGGTTGCTGTTATGGCTTTTTCGTGGACGCCCGATTTGGTCGAGAAAGTGCGGGACTACCCGCACATCTTGGGCCACATGGTAGGAAAGACGAAGCTCAAGAAGCTACATTCCGACTGGTGCAAGATGGTCTGGGACTCTCCGGGCGGCAAGCATTTTTCACTCATGGCCCACCGTGGCGCCTACAAGACAACCGCCATAACCGAAGTGGGCATTGTCTACTATCTCCTTTTCCACCCCGCCGAACGTATCGCCCTGATCCGCGAGACATGGACGGAAGCCGCGTCCACCCTCGAAACTATCAAGGCGTACATGAGGAATCCGGCCATTCAGTCTTTGTTCGCGTACCTTCACGGCAAGCCGCCAACAGAGACGCGCACGCCATTCGGCTCCGTCACTTACGATTTCAAGCGAACCATCACCAAGGAAGGCTCGATCGACGCCTACGGCATTAACCAGGTGCCGACGGGCCGCCATTACGACCGCATCCTTTGCGACGATATTATCACCATCAAGGATAGGCTCTCACGCGCACACCGCGAAATGGTGAAGCAGGGCGTTCTCGAAATAATGACTAACATCATTGACCCCGGCAAGAATTGCCTGTTTGTAGGCACGCCGTGGCACTACGACGATGCCTGGGCCATGAAGAACGACGCGGGAAACCTTGTCATTCCCGAAGCCATCAAGTACAGGCCGCAGGACACGAAGATATTGAGCCCGCAGGAGCTCGAAGAAAAACGGTCTACTACCACGGCATCCTTGTTCGCCATAAACTACATGCTCGATACGAGCGTCAAGGATGAAGGCCAGATTTTCGACGAGCCTATCTACGGCGAGTGGGACTGGTCTATCAGGCCTACGCGAGTACACGGCCACATGGATGCCGCGTGGGACGGCTCCTGTACGAACGCACTCACCATCATGGCGGAGCGCCCCGACGGAAAGATTCAGGCTTACGGCAAGATATACACCGGCACTTTCGAGG